TCCTGAATCCCCTGAGAAATCTAAAAAAGTAAATCTCATAGATTCTGTTGGGTATCCTGTAATAGGGTCAATCTCAAAGTTGATACTTCTATCATCATATAGAGGATTGTGTACTAATTCTAACTCAGCACCATTGTGCATTTTGTATTGTACAAATTGGTATCCTACTGAATAAGCATTTGAGTGGTAATCAGATTTTGCAGTCTGAACAGGACTAAAGTTTTGATTAGCAATAACCCAACCTCTTTTATCCATAATATCTTGCATAGCTCTATTAAATAGAATCATACCATACTCTCCTGTAAACACTTTAATTTTTCTTCCTGAACCTGGTTTAACTCTTGAGTAGAAGATATCTAGTAAAAACTCTTCAATCAATTTAGCTGTTAATTCAGAGTAGTAATGTAAATGAGAATCTTCAAGTTTTTCTTGAATACCTGAGAATGAATCTACAGGTCTACCTGTTGCACTTTCAATACTTCTTGCTTTTCTATTATACCAGTATGCTCTTTCAAGCTCTCTGTACCATTGTTGCCAGTATTCTACCTCAGCATATTTAATCCATGAATCATGATATCCACCTTTTGAATCAGGTACTTTAACAGCTAAAACTTCTTCTGAAGCATAATCTGTTACTTGATATTTTTTTCTGAATTTACCCATTGAATCTCTAAGAGTCAAAGGCATTGCGTATTGAGTAGAACCATCTTGGTTATCTCCCTCTCCATAAGTAGAGTACATTTTAGCCCATTGTTGTCCTGGTGCTAAGTATGCTGAAGGTACGAATGCTTGAAAATCATCTGATACTAGTCTTACAGTATAAACCCATCCATTACCATGTCTTTGTGGTTCTTCCATAATTCTACATTGGTATCTTTGACCTGATGTACCTGGAGTAATAACATCCCCTGCAACAAACCAATTCTCATCTAACTTGATTTTGAATGTAGTTTTTCCTTGCCCTGGAGTTGTATTACTAATAGGTTCAACATTTTCAATCACTACAAGAGGTCTTGTATTTGCACCTTTTAGTTGCCATTCCCATTCATTTGTAGTCAAAACTTTCTCTGAACCTGTAGTCCAAGCAATGCTTGAAAGAGGATTATCAGAATAATAATTCTGAGCAGAGAAAAGTTGATTCATCTTTCCTTCAAATACATGAGGTTTAGCAATCAAAGCAGCTCCCAAGTGATTTAATTCAGTCATGTTTGCATGCCAAGGCATTTGTTTTGTTTTGAATTTACTTCCTAATGTTGCCATAATTTTTGTTTGTTAATTAAATAAATCAGCTAGATTCGAACCTTTTAATGAACTTCCAGAATTAGAAGGTCTCATACCTTTGCGCTGTTCTAAATTACTTTTTACTTGTTTTGTTTTTTTTGTTGTTACTTGTTTTTCAAAATCAGACATATCAAAATCACTTTCTACTAGTTTAGCCAATAATACCATTTTGTTTGTGTCTTGAAATACTTCAGCAAGTTTCTTTTGGAATCCTGTGATAGCTCTTGTGTCTGAAATTTTATGTTCTTTCTTTGTTAAGAAATTTAATATTTTTTGTTTATCTTGTAAAGTGATTTTAAAACCACTTACTTCATCTACTGATTCTAATGTTTCTTTTACATTAGATTTAAAAGTTTCCTCTTGCTCTTTAGATACTAATTTTTGTTGTTCTGCTTGTTTTAATAGAGTTTGTTTCTTTTTATCTTCTTCTTGTTTAATTTTTACATCATATTTTTCAGCTACTTTCTCTTTCTTACCATTATCTGTAAGATAAGCAAGTCTATCTTCAATCTCATCTCTATCCCAACCTTCTTGTTTAAGTTGATATCTAATTACCTCATCTTGGTAATCTTCATCTTCTATAGTTCCTGTAGGAACATCTGAACTTGATTTATAAACACTAAAGAAATCTGCTGTATTACCACCTTCTCTTTTAAACTTAATAAATGCTTTAGCATCATCATCTAATTCTTCAGAAGCCCAAGCTTTTAATCTTTCAGAAACTTCTGTCTCATATTCTTCTTCTTGTAATTCAAAAAGTTTATCAGCATCAATTTCTTCTCCTTCTTCTAATTCAACATGTTTAAAAATACCATGTTCTTTTAAATCATTATACACATCTTTGTATATACCTCCTTCTTCTTGTAAAGCATCTTCTTGAGCTTCATCTTGTTTTGTAATCTTTTCTTCAACTTCAAAAAAATCATCTTCTTCTTCCCCTTGAACTTCTTCTTTGGATTTTTTCTGAGTTACTTTATTATCTTGTGGAGTTGGTTCATTTTTTTTGATTTCTTCCACAATTTTTTGTACTTCAGATTTCTCAGGTTCTACACCAAAGAAATTTTCTGTTTCATTCCCTTCCCAGTCAAAAGTAAGTAATTCGTTATTTTGAGTTTCTACTTGGTTTTCTAATTCTTGCCCCATAATTCTTTGCAAATTTAAGATTAATTATTTAATATTTTTAAGTTTAAAACTTAACTATGTAATTTCATAGCTAATAGCTTTATTTAGTATTTACATTATTTTTCATTGCTTGAGTCTTTATTTTCTTATTCTCAAGTTCTACATTATCTGTATGTTCTTTCTTTTGTTGTTCTAGTTTTTGTTTATCTAAGTTTAACTTCTCTTGTTTTATATCAGCATCAACTCCAGCTTTGTATACTTCTAATACATCAGGTGTACCATCTTTATCCATATCTTTATCTTCATTAAAACCAAAAGATAGAATAGTTTGTTTTTGAAGTTCTCTTTCTGTTTTAAGTTCTTCTTCTCTTTCCATTTTCTTCATTTCAAATTCCCACTCTTCTCTTCTAAACTCTCTTTGTTTCTCTTCAGATTCAGCTTGAGCTTGGAATTGTTGTTGTTGTTGAGATTGTTCTCTTTCAATTCTTTCTTTTTCTGCACCTTTTAATAATTCTTCAGCTTCTTGGATAGATTCACTTCTCATAATCTTAATTACATCAGATAATTCTATCTTCTGATTTTGCAATGCAGCATGTGATAACTGTTGTACCATTTGTAATGCTTCATCTGATTTCATTGAATTGGATACAAAGATACCATAAGTTGAGTTATCTAGCAAATCATAATCCATAGAAATCATTTTTCTAGACATATCATCTAATACATAAGATATACTTGCAGGTTGAAACTCAGAGTATGCTACTTTAGCACATTCTATTAAAGCTTGTAATACATTTCTTTTTATGTTATTATGTAATTCAAAATAAGGTTCTAAGATATTAGCAGATTGTACTAAAGCTTGTTGAGTATTTCTTACAGCATCTTCAGTACCTATTTGCCCTTCTACTGCTTTAGTAATACCAACAGATTCCCCACATCTTTTCTCTATATATTCTGCTAGTTGTATATACTTCTGTATATCTGATACTAAAGACATATCAATTTCCTTAGCAGCTTGTGTAATATCTTGATTACCTTTATTACCTTCTTCAGATGGGTCCATTAAACCTATCTTATTTACTTTAAAGTAATACATCCATTTTTCAATGTCAAGTCCTGCTGTCTTAGGTATTAGTCCTGCATTAAGTAATAAAGATTTACCATCATCTGATGCTATAAGTAATTCTATTCTATATAACAATATGTTATACATATACTGATAGTATTTCATTCTATCCACTAATGAAGTAACTTCTGAGTTTAAATTATCATAAGCAGCTCCTAAATAAGATAGTTTACAGTGATAAAGATTATCTAAATCTTTATTCTGACCTGGTACTTCTCTTAAATAAGCAAACTTATCTTTACCTATTTTATAACCTTCAAATTTAGCAGGTATCCATTCAGTAGTTATTTCTATATCTCCTGCCTCTTTATTTAATTGATATGATTCATCAACCATATCCTCATATTCTTCACCTGTTTCTAAATCTATTCCTTTTACAAATTTAAAAGGTTTTAAAGATTTCCATTCACAATGTATAACTCTAATACCCATAATTGCAGATGTACCATCATTTCTAAATGTAAATGAACTATCTGGTAGTGAAGAAGCATGACTATAATCTGAATATATTTCATCCATTTCAGTTATAGTTAATTCTTGTCCAAAGTGTCTAATAACTTCAGAAGGAGTCATATACATCTCATAACAAGCCCATTCTCCATCTTCAATATAGTCTAAATCAGGTGATTTATCATAGTCAAATCTTAATGGATTAACTACTTTTAAAGTAGGTTCACCATTAATTGTTCCAACCCAAAAAATTTCTCTTCCTGATATAAGACCATGTTTCCATGCTTTATTAAACTTCATCTTAACATCTTCTTTTTGTATAAGATACTCTAGTAATTGATGAGATAAAGCTTCTGCTGGGTCTTGATGTTCTCTCTCCATATACCTCTTTATTTCAGGAGGTGTTTTTGTTTGTAATTCTTGACTTATTTGTTGTTGTAGTTTTTCTTGCTCATCAGGTGTTAATTTCTTATCTTTAGATTGTTCTGAATATTGTTTTTCAATATCAGCTTTTATAGGATTCATTATAGAACTTATGACAAAATCTCTTAACCTACCAAACTCTTCTTGTTCTCTTCTTGTAGTTGCTTCTTCATTAGTAGCTACTACTTTCCATGAGAAAGGTCTTCTCATTTCCATACCTAATAAAGCTTTTATCTTTCCAGATACTATATCTTTATTAGTAAAATCAGCAGGTAATTCTCCTACTTCTTTTCCAAAAGGATAACATACATGTTCAAAATCTGTTTTATTAACTATGTTATTAAACAAATCATAATTAACTTTCATTCTTCTATATTCAGATATTCCTGAACCTGCTTCTGAAAATCCAAACATACCTCCTTTTGCAAAAGAAACTTTATCTAAAGTATTTACTTGCTCTTTGTACCAATGTTTTTCATTGTCTTCTTTTTGTTTTCTTGTTAGTCTCTGATTAGGACTAAAAATAACTTCTGACATACTTAACTTCTTTTAAAAAATTTATCTAATACTTTTATTACATCTTCAACTCTAGTATTATGTTTTTCAGTATATTCTTTTCCTAATTCATCTTCTTGAATTTGAAACATACACATCATAAAAGACATAACCCTGTCAAAATTTCCTTTTCTATTATATTGTATTAACTCTTCTAATAACCCTATTGAATATATTGTTTCTAGATTTAATATAGGACTTCCACTTTCATCATGGTCTCTAACTTCTAGTAACCAATCTTTTATATATTTTTCTCCTGCATCTTTTAAGATATCCACCATGTGAATACCATATATCCTAGCTACTGTAGAGTTCTTTACATTTTTAGATATTACAGCATCTGGTTGTACAGCTAACTGATTTAATCTTTTTATTCTTCTGAAGTAATTCTTAACATGTGTTACTTCATTTTCATGCATTATTTCAGCATTATATAATTCAGCTAACATAGATGCTATTCTATTTACATCATCAGCTTCTTGAGGTCTACCTACATATTCTGCTACAATTACATTTCTAGAGTATGAAAACTTATGTGTACTTTTATAAACATAAATAGATGCTAAAGATACACCTTGAGATAAATCTTGTCTATAAGGGTCATAACCTATTTTATATAAACCTCTTGGTGGGTTATCTACAGGGTATTCATATATAATGGGACATCCTGATAAATCATCTACTTTTGGTTTATAGTTTAAAATAGGTTGTAATTTATTTGCTAAATCTGGTTTAGCAACTACTTTACCTTCTTTTCTTTCTAAATAAACTGGTGTTCCTTTCTTTAATTGTAGTTTTTCATGTAATACTTTGTTTAATTGATTTCTTAATTCTACTACAGGAAAGTTATTAGTTGATACAGTTAAAAAAGCTTCAGCAGGACAGAATGGATATTCTTGTACATGTTTCTGAAGTAGTGAACTTGAAGAAGAGTTTTCTAGTAAACTTTTTCTTCTATCCATTTCATATTCTGTAGCTCCTTCTATCTCTGAATTACCTTGATGGTCATAAAAACCTTCCATATTCCATGTTACAGGATGGAAAAATCCACAAGTTGTATTATCTGCATTTTCATCCCATATATTAATAAAAGGCATCATTCTATAAGCACTAGGATTATAAAACATATCAGCATAATCTACTGTACCTGATTCCATATCCCCACCAGTACCAAATATAATAATTTGCCCTGTTATTTTAGTACCAGCAGTTAAAGCTGGATAAATAGCATTATAAGCATCTTTAAGATTAGGGAAAGCTCCTGCTTCTTCTAACAATACAATCTTAGCATCTTTCCCCCTAGCAGCGTCTGGATTATCTCTAAAAGATAAAGCAAATATTTCTGACTTATATCCTTTTTCTAATATAACTCCTGATACTGTAGTTTTATAAGAAGCTCTTTTATGGTCTTGCTTATCTACATAATCTCTAGACTTAGCCCAACCTGTATGCTCATTTAAGAAGTTTAAATAATCACTAGCCATACCCATAGTCCCCTTAGGGTATAAGAATTTCTTCTCAGAAGCTCCTATTATAATCTGTGCATTTCTTTCTGTATTATATACATTAGCACATATAGCACCATCTTTATATGAGTATCCTTTTCTTCTGGATTTACCTACAATCATATGATAACCACCATTAACATAATCTAGATGAGGTTTTACTTTTAATTTTAATCTATCAAGAACTTCTTGAGATATAATATCTCTTTTTTCTTTAGTATCTAAGTATAGTTTATTATGCTTATACCCATCTCCTAATTCTTTTTGTAATTCTCTAAGTTCTTTTTGTAAAGAATTATATTCTTTTCTTTCTTCTGGAGTAGAAGGTACTTGAGAACCTTTAGTAAATAACCCATTTCTAGCTATTTCTAAAGACCAATAGTAGTCATAATCTCCATCCCAAAAGTCAGGATTTCTAGTTATTTTATTAGCTACTACAGATTCTTCATCGTCTTCTACATTTTCTACAATTTGTATCTGAGTAAAATTTAAGTAGAAATAATGGTGTCCTGTAATTTTCTCTCCTTCTACTTCATAACCACTAGTACATCTATCTAGTTGTTCTTCCCAGTAGGAAAACCAATCAGGTGTACCAACAGGAGCAGAGCAATAGGTCCCATTTTTAATGAACTTAATTGCTTCCTCTCTAAAGACATTAGAGTCTATCCATCTACCACTATTATCTCTTATTTTACTTTGTGACATAAAATATACTTGAATTAAAATCTCTAAAGTACAATAAATCTTTATACTCTCCTACATCAATCTTCTCAAAAAAATTCTCTCTAAATACAACTCTATACAATTGAAATTCATTTAATTCTTCTGAGGTAAATATAATTACACCTGTATTTGGTTTCTTAGGTTTTTCTTTTAAATCTTCCATAGTTAAGATTATAGCTATCTTCTCTTCTTTTTCTACTATCTCATCTTGCTTT